TACGGCCGTCTCCACGGGCAACCATCTCCGTGAGATGGCAGATAAGAGCCTCGTCCTTGACGCGGCGGTACGCTCGATCCGCGAGCTTGGTGACATGGTGAACGGACTTGCCGGGCCTTTCGAGAGCTTCGAGACGGCCATGCGCAGTGCCAACACGATGGCAGGCAAGAGCGGTGCGGAGTTTGACGCGCTCACCCAGCAGGTGGTGGAACTGAGCAAGAATATACCGCTTGCCAGGGAGGAGCTGGCCAATGGCTTGTACCAAGTGATTTCCAATGGCGTCCCCGAGGATAACTGGATTGAGTTTCTCAACAAGTCGAGCCGCAGTGCGGTGGGTGGCATCGCCGACCTGGGCGAGACCGTAACCGTCACCTCGACGCTTATCAAGAACTACGGCTTGGAATGGGATCAGGCGGGAAACATCCAAGACAAGATACAGATGACTGCCAAAAACGGTGTGACCAGTTTTGAGCAGTTGGCCCAGGCACTGCCCCTTGTCAGCGGTAGCGCATCGCAGCTCGGTGTCTCCATGGACGAGTTGATGGCGGTGTTTGCCACCACGACAGGCGTGACTGGTAACACGGCGGAAGTCTCCACCCAGCTGGCGGCGGTGCTCAATTCCCTTATCAAACCATCTGCCGAGGCGACCAAGGCCGCCAACGAGATGGGGATCGGCTTTAATGCGGCGAGCATCCAGGCCGCCGGTGGACTGGAGAACTTTCTGTTGGGTCTCGACGCGAGTATCCAGGAATATGCCGCCAAGACTGGGCAACTCAGCCAGACCATCTACGGCCAGCTCTTCGGAAGCGCCGAGGCCATGCGTCTGCTTGGCTCGCTGACTGGCGAGCAAAAAGAGAAGTTCTCGCAGAACATCGGTGCGATGGCGGATTCGGCTGGCGAGATGGACGAGGCTTTTGACAACATGTCATCGACCGGGGAGAGCCTGCGGATGGTTCTTGCCAACCAGATGCACGCCCTGATGGACTGGGCCGGCGCCCTGGCCAGCAGTTCCGGCCCGTATGTGGAATGGATAGCCAATAGTGGTGCCGCACTGATGGGTATTGTGCAGCTCAGCCACGGGGTCAAGACCATGGTGGCCGGGCTGAAAGCCATGAAGGTGGCCACGCTCGCGCAGGCGGCCGCCTCCAAAGCGGTGGCAGTCGCCTCTAGTATTTGGAAAGCCACACAAGTCGCCCTTAACCTGGTTCTCAGCGCCAACCCCATCGGTGTTGTCGTGA